TCTACTCAAGGTTGGCTATTAAAGGATAAATAATAGCTATGTCTGAATATAAAGGTATAAAGGGGTTTCAAGTTCAAACCCGTGCAGAAGATCCAAGCGAACCAATCGTTGGAGACTTTTACTACAACTCTTCAACGGGACAATTTAAAACTGTGAACTCAGGCACTGGAAGCTGGGCTAGCGGTGGAAATTTTCCAGGTCCTTATTATTTAAATGGTGGTTCAGGAGGAACCACAACAGCTGGTTGGACTGCAGCGGGAGCTTTATCTGGTAGTTACATTAATGAGTCCTACGAGTATGACGGAACTTCTTGGGGATCAGCCGTTAATATGAATAGAAATACAGGTGGTTATCTTGGTGGTTGTGGACCGCAGATTGCAGGTATAGCGGTATCAGGTTATTCAAATGCACCTCCTGCAGGAGACGTAACAGATTGTGAAACTTACAATGGCTCCTCTTGGACCAGCATCGCAGGTTTACCAGCAGCTAGAAAAGAAAATACAACGGGTGGAACTGCTACAGCAGCGTTAGCCGCAGGAGGTGCTCATCCAGGGGGCACTGGAAACCAAGAGTATTTTGTTTGGAATGGATCTTCTTGGACGGACAGTGGAAATATTAACACAGCAAGATCTAATGCTAACGCAGGTAATGGAATATCCACTTCTATGTTAGTTATAAGTGGAACTGACCCAACAACTACAGTTACAGAATCATGGAATGGTTCATCGTGGACTGAAATTGCAGAGGTAAATACAGGCAGGTATAGGGCACAAGCGGCAGGCGTTAACAACTCAGATACTTTATTTTATTCAGGATCTTTAACTCCAGGAACTGCTCAAGCTAAAACAGAACAATGGAATGGATCAACTTGGACAGAGGTAGGAGATTTAGCACAAGCAAGAAAATGGCCCGGTGGAAATGGCACATCTTCAGCTGCTTGGGCAATGGGAGGAGACACTGGTCCAGGAAGTAGTGAAATAGCTACGACAGAAATATGGAATTTACCAGATTTTGAAACTAAAACAGTGACAACAACTTAATTATGATTTATAAACAAGTAAAAGGAGGAAGAAACTATGGCATATAAATACTGTACAGCGACTAACTGGGGTAAAAATTTTTTCACTCACGAAGAGAGAAAACATTTCCACCTTTCAGGTCATCCTGGTGAAGTATGGGTTGTAGGCGATAATCTTTATGGTGATCAATGGATCGGTAAAGTAGCTGGTGCGATTAAAACAAAAGAAGAAGCACAAGCTATCGTTACTGGTAAAATCGAAGAGGCGCAAGCTGCTTGGGATTCAGAGTCAGATGATTACAAAGCTAATCACCCAAGACCAGTAGTATATAATCTTCCATAGTCTTAACCTATGGCTAAGTATTCGGATATAAAAGGATTTACAGTCCAGACATTGTCATCAGACACTGTTGACAACGCTGTCCCTGTGGGAACATGGGCTAGTGGAGGTGCTTTAGGAACTGCAAGAGTTGCCAAAGGAAGTTCTGCAGGAACTCAAAATGCTTCGTCTGTTTTTGGTGGTCAAACTGCACCTGGCTTTACTGATATTCATGAACAGTACAACGGAAGTTCATGGACAACAGCTACAGAAATGACTACAGCAAGACTCACTAACGCTGGAGCAGGAACTTATAATTCCTCTTTTGCTCCAATGGGAAAAAATCCTAGCACTACAAGAGTTAATAATAATGAGGCTTGGAATGGTTCTTCATGGGCTGAATCTGCTGATGTAAACACTTCAAGAAGAGATGGCGGTGGAACAGGTGCTTCTCACACAAACGCAATAATTTTTGGAGGTTTTGAAGCTGATTCTCCTCCTGGCTCACAATCAGCTAAAACAGAAATTTATAATGGGTCAAGTTGGACAGAAACAGGAGATTTAGGCACAGCTAGATCTACGTCTGGTTCTGCCGGAGTAACAAGCACAGCTGCTTTATTTTTTGGACCACCTTCTAAAAATGAACAGTGGAATGGAGTGGCTTGGACGGAGCAAGCAGAATTAAATACAGGCAGACAATACGCAGGTGGAGCTGGGACATCCGTAGCTGCATTAGCGATTGGTGGGGATGTAGATCCACCAATAACTGCAGCAACAGAATCTTGGAATGGAACTTCTTGGACAGAAGTAGCTGATCTTGCAACTGCAAGAAGACAAAATTTTGGTTCAGGTGTTGATCTATTAGCTTTAGCATCAGGTGGATACACAACAACACAAGTTGCTAACACAGAAGAATTCACATCACCTGCAGTAGTTAATCAAAAAAAAGAAGGACAAATATTTTTTAATTCAACAACAAATACTTATAAAGAAACGGTTCTTGATATTACAACAGGGACATGGTCATCAGGTCCTAAAATGGTTAATAACAGAGGTACTAATCAGGGCAGTCACAGTGGAACACAAACTGATACTTTAGCAGCCGGTGGGTATCTTTCAAGTGCGTATACTGGTAAAACAGAAAAATTTGATGGCACAACTTGGACAGAAACTGGAGATTTAGGCACCGGTAGAATTTACTCTGGCGCTTCAGTTAAAGGATCTACAACTGCTACATTAGTAGCGGGAGGAGAATCTCCAACAAAATCGAACACTGAACAATTTAATGGAGCTTCTTGGACAGAGGTTAATAATTTAAATCAATCAAAATGGGGACTTGCTGGTGGTGGAACCGAAAATGCTGCGCTAGTTTGGGCAGGATACACCACAGGGCCCGTGTCTTCTACAGAATCTTGGAACGGAGGAGCTTGGACAGAGGTTAATAATACAAATAGTGCAGGCTATGGTTCTGGTAATATTGGAACACAAACAGCAGCGTTATGCACGGGTCGCGCACCTAACCCTGTTAAAGATAAAATTGAAGAATGGAACGGAACTTCTTGGACTGAAGTAGCAGAGGCTAATTCAGCAAGATTTGGAGTTGCTGGTTTTGGTTTAAGTAGTTTGGCTGGAATAGCTGGAGGAAATCAAAACCCGCCTAGTTCTAGTGCTCTTACTGAAATATGGAATGGTAGTTCATGGACAGAAGTTTCAGATCTGGTAACAGGATCTACTCGATATAATGCAGGAGCAGGTAGCTCATCAGCGGGTATATCTACAGTAAATGATGACACAGAGTTTTGGGATGTGATACAATTAAGTAATAAAACAATTACAGCGAGTTAATTATGGCAACATACAAGGAAATAAAAGGCGTAACAATACAAACATATGACGAGGATCCAGTTCAAAATGTTGGAAGCTGGGCATCTGGTGTAGGTATTGGAACAGCCAGAGATTCTTTAGCTGGCGCTGGTATTCAAACTGCAACTATTGCAATGGGTGGACGAAATCCAGGAACTTCTTATATAGATCTTGTTGAAAAATATGATGGCACTTCTTGGTCAGAAGTAAGTGAAATAAACACTGCAAGAAAATTATTAGGGGGAGCAGGAACCTCAACACAAGCTTTAGCTTTTGCAGGCAGAAAATCTCCGGGTGATACTAACGTAACAGACACAGAGTCTTGGGATGGTTCAAGTTGGTCAGAAGTAAATGAGATGAACACTGCAAGAGGTCAATTGGGAGGCGCTGGAGCAACTTACCAATCAGCGTTAGCTGCTGGTGGTGGAACTCCATCTGCATCAAACGCCACAGAACAATGGACAGGGACATCTTGGGCAAATCAACCTAATATGAACAGTAGTAGAAGAAATGTTCCACTTAGTGGAACGGTGACTGCAGCTTTATTAGCAGGTGGAGAGGACGGACCTCAAGAGAGAATAGAAACTTGGAATGGCACAGGTTGGACTGAAGTAACAGAGGCTAATAATACAAGATACGCTGGATCATTATCTTGTAATGGTACAAGTTCAAGCACACTTTATTTTGGTGGAACTTCACCACCCGGTTCAGCAATTGCAAACACAGAAGATTGGAATGGAGCGGCCTGGACAGAAGTGAACGATCTTGCTTCTGTAAAAGAATACGCTGCAGGAACTGGTACAGCTACTGTTGCTTTTTCTTTTGGAGGAAGTCCGGACGCATCTGGAGCAGCGACAGAGGAATGGTCTTTCCCGCCAATAACATCTCCTTTTTTAAAAGAAGGTATGTTGTTTACAGATTCAACTAATACAACGTTAAAAGCTTTTGGAAAAGCGGCTGGAATACCAACAGCAACATGGTCCTCTGGTGGAAGTTTAAATACTGCAAGAAGAGGTTGTAGAGGAGCAGGTAGTAATACCTCCGGATTATGTTTTGGTGGACCAGGCGCATCGCAAGGAAAATTAACTGAAAAATATGATGGATCTTCGTGGACTGTAGCAAATGAGTTAAATGCAATAAAAAATAATTCTGGTGCGTTTGGAACGCAAGGAAATGCACTTTGTATAGATGAAAGTGCTGTTGAACAATGGAATGGTAGCACTTGGGCTGAAACTACTGAAATCAACACTGATAGAACAAGTCTTTGTGGGGCTACAGGTCCGTACACTGCTGGAATAATATTTGGTGGGTACACTTCAACGTACGCAGCAAACACAGAAACTTGGAATGGAACTGGGTGGACTACACAAGAAAATTTAAATAATGCAAGATCAACTGGAGGTGGTGCTGGTTTAAGTTCATCAGATGCCATAGCTATTATGGGAGATAGTAACCCATACACTAGTTCATATGTGGAAGAGTGGAACGGAACAAATTGGACTGAGGTTTCACAAGCTAACACGGGTAGGTATTATATTGGTGCTAGTGGAGCAAGTTCTAAAGGTGCATTAGCTTTTGGTGGTCTTACCACAACAGCTGTTAATAACACAGAATCTTGGAATGGGGCGGCCTGGACAGAAGTTAATAATTTATCAGCTGCCAGATTTACAGGTGCATCCGGAAATGTAGGGTCTCAAAATTTATCAGCATTTCTTGCTGGTGGTGGAACTCCCGATGTTGCAAGCACTGAAGAATGGCAAATTGATGATTCTGTGCTATCTACGGTAACTCTATCGTAGACTTGACCTTTATATAGAAAGATATATAAAGAGATTAGAATGAATAAAGGAGATAGAATGTCAAAAGAAAAACGTAATATAGCTACTAAGCTAGAAACAGAGTCAAAGTATTTAACAAACATTTTAGACAAAGACGAT